GTAGGATATAACAGATGGTGTAACTGTAGTGTAAATTGGGGAGTGATTACACATAGCAATTTCACCAGCTACAGTATCCGTGACGGTTTCATTTTCAATTTGAACTTCAAATGAAACGCATCGATACTCGTAAGTAAGTGCACTGACAGCTGAGTATATATCAGCATTGATAGTTGACTCTGCTGTAGCAGAGCCAAAATTGTCAAAGGCAGTCGCATAATTAACATGCTTGTATAGAGAAGGAGTCACTATGAAATCAACAAAAGAGTGATTTCCAGTGGCTCCGTCCACTGAGGCCAGTCCGAAAGATGTTTTGCTAGTTACCAAAGCAGAAGGCTTTGGCTCAAATGGACATCTTTCAAGACTGCCTCTGGCGATGGCATCCTTGGTGTAAAGCATTTGCTGAGCGAATCTCTTACTAGATTCGCCAGCTGCTTTCCTCACCAAATCAACCATTGCAGACGGCCTTGTAGTGGCCGTCCTCTTCTTGGGCGTGTTTGGTCGGGCTTTCGACATAATTTGTATGAAGTGGTTCTATATTTATGTATAAAATATATGAATTGTGTACTAGTAAGGCTGTTGTTACAACTTGTAGTGCTAGAACACTGATAGTTAAAAATATTGTTATAATGATGTTAAATACTAGAAATATTAATCTTGTTATTTACGGCGCAATTTATACAGTTCCGGTATCTAATCCGAAACTAGTATCGTTGTGGCATGGTGGTGTCCATTGAGGCGTAAGCGATCGAAAGTGGTCTTCAATTGCTCGCTGGTGGTTTGGTGTTATACCAAAGGCCATAAAAAAAGAGGCTCTACAACTGTCTTGTATAGGCAAACCTCTCTTATTCATTCCCTTGGCTAAGAACCACATACCTGATTTCTGGTGCATTTTGTCCACTCTACATCCTGCACCCTTACCAAGCATGTTGTAAAACGCTTTGAAAATAGGCATATCCCCGGCTAATGAACTGCCACATTGAGAGATGGAATTCCTTAAGGTATTCCATGTTCTCTGTGTGTCAAGCACTTTAACCGTTGATGAGTCTTTTGACAAAGCATCTTGTACGTTCCTGACCATAACATACCGATATCCATCCCATACTGGTTTTGATTGACAGAATTCAACGTGTTCAATGGCGTAGACTGGTTCTTCAACATCCATGAGGTATCCAACCTTCCAAAACCAATCCCTCAAATCGGATAGTTTTGTTAGGTCCTTTTTCTCAAGGAATATGACTCCGTCGTCTCCGTCATTGATGAAAGAGTATTTGATGTTCTTTTCTTCCAAATAGGTGTGGATTAGAGCGCACATAATCAGGATATTTCCTCCTGAGGTGTTCAAATCTCCACTACATCTCCTACCTTCCATTTTATACGATATCTTTCCGTCAACAGCATAGGCGTTACCTTCATTCCACACCTGTGACTGAAGAATCCTAGCTAAATCAGGGTTGCCGTCATAACAATACAAGTATTGGGAGTGTTCCCATCTTAGTATTGGTATTGAGCAATGCTGATCGAACCTGGACGCATCAATCCCAACGGCCACTGGGTTCTTAAACATTCGCCATTTGTCATGAATTAACTGACCCCTAGCGATTGAATTTAAACCTTTAACAACCGTGACCATGCCGTATATAAAATTTATTGCCGCGAATAACGCGTGTTCAATTGGTTTGTAGAACACACCAAGAGCTACATTATAGACGTAAGTGCGTGGTTGGATCATTCTGGGAACATTTCCAGTTTCCAATTTATCTTCTCCACTAACTCGAAACCTAGGAAAGCTACGTTTCTTAACAGGTTTAAGTTTTTCTTTTTCATTCTTGATGAAACTTATAGTTCTTCCGTCTTTCTTGGTGCACCCCTCTTCTCTAAGTTGGATAGCAGCAGCCTTATACCTTTCACGTTTTGGACCCTCGTAATGGTTCACGAACTGGTCGGAAGATTCGGGGGTGCAATGTTTGGGTAAAGATGCTCTTAGTTTGTTTGAGAAGGGTTTAAGTATGGAGTTAATTGTAGCTTGTTCTGGAACAGGACATTTGTCAAGATTACCGTCCAAATCTTTAGCGACGAAGATTCGTTCAATAATCGCTTGTTCCAGGTTATTAACTCCAGCATTTGAGCACGTATACTGAGTTTCGCTGCCGGTAGTTGCGAAATTGTGCAGTGTACGCGCTCGGACCACTCCTTGTTGTCGTTTAACGTTTAACTTGGTCCAATTACTACCAGAGTATATTAATTCAACATCTCTGGGCCTAATAGCAGTAGTATTATTGTACCCATTACGATAGCAAGGAGTGGACGAAAAGGAGATTTCTCCTTTTCTTCAGGTAGAATTCGACTACGTTCATACCTATAGGTTTCTGACTTTTGAAAATTGTAAAAG